CCCACGATGGCAGTAAGGAGTACCCCGATAAGACCGCGCCAGAGATACGATCTCACGGCGGACATCAGGAAGCATGGAAGGTGTCAATTTCGTCCTGCCCCGGAAGGTCTGGGAAGCCCTGAAAATTCAGGATGTTCTCAAACTTGTCAGGGCATGTTTCGCGCAGCTTGTCGCAGCCAGGCTGAATGTAGCAGACGTCCCCGATCTTTGGTGTCCGGGCATTCGGGAGCCATGTCTCGACGTCGTAGCCGTTCTGCCCTCCGCCGATGGCGGATGTTGTCTTCGCCTCTATCGCTCGGCCTGCATTTTCGCCTTGGAGCCATTGGATGACCGCGCCGTCATAGAATCCGGCGTTCGATTTTCCCCGCTCGTCATCATTGACAATCAGTGTGAAGGTTGACGCATCAGTGACATCCGCCACCACGCCGACGACACGCCATGCCTGTTCGATATACAGTTCAGCAGTTCCGTCCGTGACAGTCGATCCAACCACATCTGTGTAGGATGGCTGCGATGCTGCAGTCGTTCCTGCCGTGGTGACGAGGGCGTATCTGCCTGCATAATCCATCTCGGAGGACTCGGTGTCATCGAGAGACATGATAGAACAGATGACATCGGCGGTGCCTGCATCCGTGCTCGGCCCGCCATCCTGAGCCTGATTCAATTCGACTCTGATCTTGGTGGCTGTCGCGGGGATATCCGTCGTGATCGCACGGATACGGAACCAGTCCAGATTCTCTTCACCCGGCGTGGGATTGTAGGGGTTGTCCTCAGACAGGACGAGGCCGGTGTCCGCAATAGGCGTTCCGACTTCATTGTCGTCGGCATCGATGTATACGACCTTGACCTGTCTACGGTCGAACTCGCTATGATAAATCCACGCCGAGAAGAAGCACCATACCCGGTTGTCCGTGATATCGTCTTCCGTTACGACCCCGCTTGTGAGATCGAATTCCTGGTGCAGGTCGGTCCCGTACAGGTTCTGCCGGAGGAACCGGTCCACATGATCCGGAAGCAGGTCGTCTTCAGGCTGGTCAGCGGCTTCGATGTAGAATTGTCCGCCTCCGGAAGTCCAGCCTGTGGGAGCTTCTTCGTTGATGAACTGGGTGCCAATAGGTTCAGAAGTGAAGTCTCCGTTGACGACAACCTGATCTCCGCCCCGGAACTTCTCGGTCTTGATGCGGACGCCTACCCTGTCTCCCACCTTGTAGGTCGTGCTTCGTTCGATATCGTCGAGGACAATCGGAAGCCTGCACCTTCCGTCTCCCAGATCGGCATCGCAGGTCGGTGAGACGAAGCGCTCAATCGAAGCATTCAGATGCTCCTTCAGCCCGAAGAAGGTGGCCGTGAAGCCTTTTGCATTCGTCAGGGGCTGGATTTCGCCAAAACGCCCGGTGCGGAGAATGATCTTTCCGAACCCATCCGGGTCCTTGTAGTTGACCGCGAACAGTTCGACCTCTGCCCAGTCGAACTTTCCGTTCTCAAGGTCCTGCTGGACGAACAGATCGGAATTCAACAGGGCGTAGACTTCAAGGTTGTCAGACTCCATGTCCGATCCAGCAGCGACTGCGGACCGATCATAGCTGTCCGAGGCGGAATACGTGTCCCCGTCGAAAACGATGTCCACGGTATTGTCCGTCAGGAAGAATTCCTCTCCATCCGTCCGTGTGATCTTCCAGCATGTTGCAAGGGACGTCGTCGTGCCGTCCAGATGCTCACGCATGGCTGTGCTGATCGACTTCACCTCATTCCTCCTCTTCTTCGCGGTAGACTTCGATAATGGGAATGGAGTTGATCGAGTTCTGGTCGAAGGCGTCCATCGAAATATCGAGTTCGTCGATGTCGAATCTGACAGGGACATCGAATTCGATGTAATCGAGACTGATGACCGTGCCTTGCGAATACGGCTGATTGAGTGTGATCTCGCCGGTTGTCCAGTCCACTGAGTAATGGGACGGCTGCATGATCACATTGCTGTGTCGAAGGTTGACGAGGGTTCCTTCCACCGGTTTCGAGATGATCCTGTCATAGGGGTCCCCTGCTCCGTCTTCATACCGCTTGAACAGCTGGAAGACTTCTCCGGCAGTGTAGTCGTTCTCGACCACATGGACATTCTGATCCTCGATCTGATAGTCAAGCCAGTCCTTGAATCGCCACGAGTAAGCCCGCCCTCTGCGGGCGTAGAAGAACTTGATGACATTGTGCATGTCATTGGTGTCCCGGATTCCGTATTTCAGATCATATGTGGCACGAGCGCGTTCCCACTCCTGGTTACGCTGCTCGTTGCCGGTGCCTGATGTGGCGACGGATGTCTTGAAGCCTGGACCGCCCAGCGATCCGTAACTGATCTCGACATCGAGTCGTTTGTTGTGAAAAGCCATCCTTTCTCAAGTCTCGTGTTTCTTTTTGTTTACATTTTATTGTGCGTCAAAGCAAACAGGTCTTGGCAGATCAAGCAACTGATCTGAGAGACCGGGCGGCACGTGACTTCAATTGATGCTCCGAACGACGGAACTCATTCGGGTCCTTCGCCTGAATGTTGAACACCACAGACTGCTGTGTCGTGTTCCCGCCCTTGGCCTCGCCGCCACGCATCTGGACCGGCACATAACGCCCACGGGAAAGCGGGATGACGGCCTCATCGTCGTGCAGGATCGCAGGATGCTCTCCGGACGAGATGTTTGGCGTACCGACTGCGAGGCGTGGCGCGCTGTTGAAGGCAGGCATAGGTGCCATACCGTGAGCCACGGCGGAGCCTGTGATGCCCCCTTCCTCGAAGAAACCTGAAAGAAGGCTTCCGATCTGTCCGCCGATGCCAGGCATTCCGAACATGGCCCCAATACCGGTTCCGGCAGCGCTCAGGATACCGCTGGTTGCGTCACCACCACCGCCGCCTCCCATGAGACCGCCCAGCATGCCACCGATGCCGCCACCGCCGCCTCCCATGAGACCGCCCAGCATGCCGCCAGCTCCTCCGGCTCCGCCGCCGAGAAGGTCTCCGAAGATGCCTCCATTATTGAAGAGGTCAGAGAGACCACCAGCAGCTCCTGTGCCGGAATCTCCGTTCAGTGTGTCTCTGATCTGCTCAAGGACCGTGACGATGGCGTAGTCGCCTTTGGACAGCTCATCCTTCTTGATCTCGCTGTAGCCGGACTGGAACGAGGACAGGAAGTTTCCTTCCTTGCCATCGAACAGCGACATCGCACCTTTCTTCAGACCACCGATCAAGCCTCCCTTGTTGCCAAGGCCGACTTCATTCATGATGTCCTTGGTGACAAGCTCTCCAGCGCCTTGCGCGGCTTCGTCCCGGATCGCCGTCAGGAAATCCGTCATCTCGAAGTCGCCGGTCGCGAACAGTTTTGCAAAGGACCCTGCCAGCTCGTCGCCGACCGTCGTGGACAGATCGCTCATCACTTCAGAGAGCGTGCGGGCTTCGTCGATCCACTGGCGGAAGCCGGTCGGATTGTCCATCTTGTCTTGCAGGATGACCATCTCGGATACGTTCCGGATCAGATCAGATGTGATATCCACGCCTGCCTCTTCCAGCGTGTTGATCTCATCTCTGATAGCTGCGTAGCGGCGCGCTGACGTCTCGTCCATGCCGGAGGTGGCCCGACTTTCAGCAAACCGGCGCTGCATCGCTCCAACAGGGTCCGTGGCATCACGGCTCTGCTTCTTCAGGCGTTCCAGCATGCGGTCGCGCTCTGGTCCGGCAGGGACGGCGTCGAGAACTGCCTGACGGTCGAGACCGTAGTCCCGGCGTGCAGCGGCGAGCGGGTTCAGATTGTCGCGGATAGACGAGAAGCGTTCGAGGCTTGCTTCAAGGCGCATCTTCTCGCGAAGCTCCTTGTTCTCGTCAGCCTGCGCCTCAGCATTCTCATGACGTAGCTTCGCCATGAATTCGTAGTATTCCTTGATGCCCGGAGCAGCGTCCATCGTCTGCCTGGTCAAGGCAATGTTACGCTCGGTCTCGCTGACGAGTCCTTTGACAGGATCGATCTGAGCCTCGTACTCGGTCCGCAGGTTCTGCTGAGCCTGTGCCAGTTCCTTGTCGGTGATCAGCTTCTTCTTGTGAGCTTCGAGGAGCATCTTCTCGGAAGCGGCAAGTTCAGTTACGGCAGTCTTCATTGGAAGCATGCGTTCAATGAGCTTGTTGATGTTGGCAAGCCGTTTTGCCGCTGCTTTATCGTCGTCTTTACCTTTCGACGGATCATAATCGTCCGTGAACAGTTTCAGGTTCGCCTTGCGAGGGTCAATCGTTTTGGCCTCCTCGCCGCCGAGCGTTCCGCGAAGAGAATTCTTTGCCCGATTTTCCTTGATCTGCCGTGTGATGATGCCGTCACGGGAGAAGATGTCAGACTGACGCCCGAAGAAATTCTGGTCGATGGCAGCATTGTTCGAGCGGTACTGCATGACGTCGGCACGCAGCTCTTCATCGCTCTTCAGTCCGATGGCATTTGCGATCCCGGACCCACTCAATTTGACATTCTCGCCGAGCTTGCTCCAACCTCGATCAACCTTGTTGAGCATGTTGTCCCAATGGTTGAAGAACTGGTCGATAGCCCAGATCATGTTCTCGATCATTGAGCCGAAGTCGAGTTCGATATCTCCCCAGATACCACCAAGATATTTGTTGTAGGTGTCGAACGCGCCCATGACAAAGTTGAGGCCAGTCGTGACTCCTTTCACGATCAGGTCCCAGACAGCCTTTACGGTTTCACCGACCGTGACCATCTCGTCTCCGAGCATGTATGTCGCGTCCCGGTTCTTGTACAGGATGGCAGCAAGCGCCGCACCGGCAGCGAGGATCGCCACGAATGGGATGGACAGCATCGCCAGGCGCAAGGCCTTGGAAGCGCCTGTGGCAGCCCCCAGTGCTTTCGTTGTCCCCCAGATGTTCTTCGCCATGATCGCGAAGTTCGTTCCAGACTGGATGATGCTGGCTCCGAGATTGACTGACTTGTAGGCGACGGCAGCGATCAGGATGGCCTTCAGGCTCTCCTTGATCTTGTCCATGTTCTCGATGGTCCATACAGCAGCGTCGCCGATGCCACGCACAGCACGACCGAGGCCTTCACCCAGAGTGATGGCGAACTGGCGGAACTGGTCGGTCTGCATCGCAACAGTCAGCTTGTCGAAGGCGATCCCCAGCTCATAGAGGAACCCGGAATCTGCGACTGTCTTCTTGAAGAATGTCCACTGGTTGCGGAGACGGTTCAGAGCAACATCCGGACGCTTCAGAGCTTCGCCCAGTTCATCGCCATACGTCTCGTCCAGAACCTGTGCGAAGCGCTGCATGGCTTCGATGGAGCTGATGTTACCTTTCTTCAGCTCTTCGTTCAGTTTGCGTTGAGCGGCTTCCATGCCCTCGGTTGCAACAATGTTCGGATACAACGCTTTCGCCATCGCCTGGAAAGCGCCGGGCAGACGTTCAGCCAGCTGACGGCGAAGTTCTTCCGAACTCAGGACGCCTTTCGAGATGATCTGCTCAATCGCGAGGAAGGCCAGTTCGGAGTCTTCAGCGTTCGCGCCGAGAACCGTCAAGGCTCCGGAAACGGATTCGAAGATGTCACGGGCTTCGCCGACCGTCAGACCGGATTGACCGGCAGCAGCAACGAATTTGGAGTAGCGTGGCAGGACGGTGTCAATTGCACCGCCCGTGCTTTGGATCATGGCGATGGCCTGTGCCATCTCTTCCGTCGCTTCTTCCTGAGATGCGGTGACAACCCGGAAGGCAGCATCGGCTTTCAGATACATGACCGACGTGTCGAAGACGCTCTTGGCGAAAGTGCCGAGAGACAGGGCTCCGATCATGGTACGGAACAAGCTGCCCGCGTGGTAGGACAGCGAGAACGCGTTCTCAAGGCCGCGCAGTGCGCCGGTCATCCCATGGATGTTTCGTGTGGTCCGGTTGAAGGGGATACCCGTCATGCTCTTGCGCATCATTCCGAATGCCCGCGAGCTGCGTGTGGCAGCTGTGGCGATCCGGTCGAGGCCTGCGGCCATGGGGCCGAAGTCCTTGCGGAGCTGGACTGTGTTCAGGAAGGTGACAAACTGCTTGAAGCGTTCGATCTGGGAGGCAGTCGGCGGGCGGAAGGCACGCATGGAATTGCCCAGCCCCATCAGACCAGCGGCCAGACCATTAGGCACACGGGCGCGTTGGATGCGGTCGAGGAACCGATCCATGTTGTCTACACGAGCTGAGGTAGGTGGACGGAAGTCTCGAAGCGCTGCGCTGATGGCAGTCAGCTTGTACAAGTCGTTCGAGATGCGAACGGCTTTGAGCATCTGGAAGAAGAGTCCGAGCTTTTCCAGGTTCTGGGGCTTGATCCGCGTCATGCTGGAGATCGCCGTTTTCAGCGTCTTCATATGAGATGCGGCGTTGCCGATGCTTTCGAGCGACTTGACGGCCTGTGCAATCTGCTGGATCACGGAGGCCCCCTTCCCTCCGTTCGCACGGGCAATGTTTGCCACTGCCTTGGAGAGATTGTTCAGGCGCGTGACGGCAGCCTGACTGGGACCCTTGAAGGCACTTATTTCCCTCAGCATGGCCACATAGTTGGACATGCCTCTGGAGGAGAACTTCACACGGGAGAGCTTGGATACCTCGCTCACCATCTTGGAGAAGTTGGCACCGGAGATAGCAGACTTCAGGCGCTCGAAGTCTTTCGTCGTGGCGTCAATGCTCGCTCTGGAGTTCGTCCGGATCGATTTGACCGCCTTAACAAATTGACGCGCGCCAGCCTCTGCTGAACGCGCGTCAATGGAGTATTTCAAAGTGCGGTCGGTCACCGGCTAGTACCTCGTGGGCGGTCTCCTTGGATTGGAATCGCGCTTGTTCTTCGCGTCCTGCGCCCGACGCTCCTCGTCCCGGTGCTCCAGCATCACGTCATCAAGGACGCCGATGAAGCAGGCGAGGTCTTCCCGATCTTCTTCCTCATGGATGCGGAACAGATCGGCGTAAGCTTTGATTTCTGAAGGGGGGATCGCGGAGATCGAGGAAAAGCTCGGTGGCCGTCTTCGATCAAGATAGACAAACGCTTCCCAAATCCATCTCAGGTGCGGGAAGAGTGTGGGCTCGTCTCGGAGGGAGGGAAGTTCTTTCCCCTGCTCCTCCGCGATCTTCTTGAGCCATCCGGACTTTCTTGCGGTAGGCTTCAGGGACCACCGCAAGAAGTCGGTTAGTTTTTTGCTGACTCCTCGTCAGACTGTGCCTTGAACACTTCGCGTTCCATGGCGGCACTCGCCACAGCATTCCGGAAGTCTGGCAGATCAGTCAGAACCTGGACCTTCGCTTCGGTCGTGTTCGGAAGGATATTGCCTTCTCGGTCGGTGACGCCTTCCCAGTCAACGATGACAGCTTCAGCGATCAGTCGGATCGTGATCTTCTCGGCGATATCGTCAGGGAGCGACTGACCGCCACGGACAAGACCGGCATACGGCTTCTGGAGACGCTGCTGGACCATCTGTACAGGCTTCGACTGGAAGCGGCGTACCTTGACGCGGGTGCCTTCGCCGAAGGGAATCCATACGCCGTCAGTTTCGGCAGCGAGGTCGGTGGAAAAAGTTTCGTAAAGAGACATGTCGGGTTTCTCTCAAGTTGTGAATGGCGAGGGGTTCGGCCCGACTCCTCGCCCCTCGCCTGCCACGTGGCATTGGGGGATGTTCCGTTACGGAGTCGGGTATTTTGGGCTCCAGCCTGTATCGTGTCTTACGTCCACTGAGTGGGTATAGCTGTGCAGGGAGGCTGGAGGGACTGACCACGGCCGCATGCTGAGCAGAGGCGGGTCCGTGGTGTACTTCGAGAGCCTGTCCGTAGTTTCCCAGAGGGACGGGCCGTATTGTTAAAGCAGGAAGTCAGACGCCTCGACGGGCGGACTGGGGTCAGCGATCCTTCCTGCTCCGGACCGTTATGAGGCTACCGGGTGCTGGGTTTAGGCTGTCGGTGCAGCCGTCGAAGAGAAGCGGTCACGCTGGAACATGCAGCGGGTCGTTGGATCACGGAAGGCCGTGAATTCCAGCGGCTCAAGCACATCCTGGTCGATGCCTTGCGGAGTGATGTCATCAGACGTGAACTTCACTGCTGGAAGCGTTGTCCAGTAGGTGTTCTTGTCGAGGTCAACATAGTCGAAGGCGAGAGCGACAGTATCGTGATCGATGAAGTGATCATACATGACGCCGTCTTCGAAGTAGGCCGTGACAGAACCAGTCAGGTTGAACCGACCCGTGCCGATGCCGCGTGCGTACTTGGAGCCTACAGCATTCTGTGCACGAAGGTTGGCTTCGCCCGTCAGGGAGATCGACTGGACCGCCGTTGCCAGTTCGACGCCACCTTTGTAGATGGAGCCGACATTGGTCGTGGCGTTGATGACTTCAGTCGTGGTTGCTTCCAGAGTGTCGTATGGAGCTGCGCCGAGAACCGTTTCGGTCTTGCGCTGGCTTTCGCGTCCGAGGAATGTGAAGGAGCCCGTAACGATAGCGCCGGAAGACACTTCTTCGTTGAAGCCTCCTACACGCAAGCCGTTCCGGACAAAGATTTGACCGATGTCGGTGTAGTTCTCTTCCACGGAGAAGCTTTGTGGCGTGATGTCTTCGATGTCGCCAGGGTTGCGGAGCATGGAGCCCTTGATGGTGACAGAAGCGCTGGAGGCTACCGTGCCGACAGCTTCGGCGACCGTGATGACATCATCCGTCAGAGCCGTGATCGTGAAGAAGCCGCGCGTGGTTGCGTCGCCGCCAGAGAAGTCGGTCGTCGCGATGACCGATCCGGTCTCATCTTCAGCGAGCGCTCCGCCTGTGGAGTTCAGGTTGTTGATCGTGACAGTGTCAGTGGCGTCGGAGACAGCCTTGACGTTCACGAGGCCAGCAGCATAGTCAGCCTGGATCGCAGCAGCCAGATCGTCTGCAGCACCTGCAGCGTCAGCCGGAGTTCCAACATCGACAGATGTATCCGGAACCGTTCCACCGAACTGGTAGGTGCGAGTGTTCACACCATCAGAGACAGTGACAAGGTCGCCAGCTGAAGGGACGCCGGAGAAGACAAATGTGCCTTCTTCGAAGCCGATGCCTTCAACAAAGATTTTCTGACCGACAGCCAGTTGGCCTGCTGCGATGGCAGAGGCGAATTCGTCATTGCTGTTGGAGTCGAACGTCTGGTTGCCGCTCGTGCCTGCCCGGATGTTCGCGCTGTTCAGGACGATCACATCGTTGGCATCCATGACGCGGGTATAGCGGGATGCGGCCTCAGCCACGAATGGCGTGCCGGACACGGTGATGACCGTATTGCCGGACGTGAACGCAGCCGAGGAAATCTCGGCGTAGGCGTTGTTGGCAGGGTTCTTGAAGCCTTCGGTCTTGATGCGGCGACCTGCAGTGAGGTAGTCCGTATAGTCACGACCGGAGATAGTGATGGCGCTGCTGGAAGTGATCGAGACCGTCTCGCCTTCCCAGCGATCAAAGCTCATTGGACGCGTCCATGCACCCAGCACAAAGGCTTCCATGAGTTCATCATGAGAGCCTGCGGAAAATTCAGTGGAAATGTCGCCACCGGTCCCGGCCTGAACCTCGATAACGCTCGAAACCATACGGTCAGCGCGAAGTTCGTCAGATACGGCAGTCTCTTTCGAGGCCGTCAGGCTGGCGGAAGTGAGGCGAAGTTCGCGCGTCGATCCAGAGGCTGGAGTCGTCCCCCAGACAACCTCTTTGATGATGCGCGCGATATAGCGGTTGCTGTCAGCAAACATTCAGTAGACTCCTTGGAGTGTGCGGCCTATGACCGACACCCCCGGTGTCTGTCTTCCTTTTCTTTTCGAGAAACGAGAGAAGCCACTCCAATGCATTTGGATGGCTATGATGGGTGCACCATACATCAAAAGACCCGGAATGTCAAGTTTTCCGGGCCTTTGGCATAAATGGAATTACTGTTCAGGCAGCCTGGGTTCGGACGATCTTCTTGAGAGAGAACGGGATCGATCCGATCACGACATATTTTCCGTTCAGATACTCGTCTGTATCGAGACCGGCCTGCCGGAAAGTGAGCGTTTCGTCCGGTCCGATCTTGTGCTGGGTCTCGTTCAGGGAGTTCAAGGCGTCCTCGCAGACGGTCTCGGCTGTACCGGCTCCAGTGTCTTCGGGAACCACAATGTTCAGTTGCAGGATGCCGACCTGTTCGCGGTACGCATTCGATCCGATTGAGGTCCGTGTGGTGCCTCCCCGGACCCAGAAGAATTCGGCGTACATGGCATCGTCAGGTCCTGAGAAAGGCGCGTTCGGGAACTTGACTGGGACGTCCGGATAGTTTGTGGCGAACCATTCGAAGACGAGTTGTTGTGCTTTGCCCTTGGCGGAAGTCTGTGACATTAGAGAAGCCCCTCTGCTTTCATGCGCGCCTCTACTTCGAGCGAGGACACACGGAATACACCCTTCGGAGCACGTGCTTTCAGACCATCACGAGGTGGCAAGCCAAACTCGATCCGGCGCATGTGTGGCGCATTGTTGACCAGGATGAATTCCTGAAACGGGTTGGAGAAGTTGAGCCGGTTGAAGCTCGCATCGGCAACTGCCTGATTTTCCGGCCTGCGTGGTTCCGATCCGACGCGCATGCTGTTGGTCGGTCCGGGGTCTTTTGATCCGCCAGCTGCGCTCACGACACCTACTGCCGGTGCTCCGGTACTCCATTGCATGTTTGCCAAGGCCGTCCCCTTCCAGACCGGTATCTTCGACGTGGACAGGCGGTGCATCAGCGTCGCTGCGCGTTCGACTCGCCGAGTCATGTCACGCTTGATGTCGTTCATTATAGAGAGATCGTTGTCTCGAAGAAAGGAGCTGGCATTTGTCTTGAGCATCAGGCCTTTGTCATATGCAGAATCCAGACCGACTTGCCCGGCACGGAGAGTATCTTCTTCACGTTCCACCGTGTCCCGTCCTGGTAGACGATGACGTCCTCCTCTTCTGGCGTGACCGTCAGCTGTGGGGCGTGGATGATGAATCTGGCATCGGTCTTCAGGTCTACGTCGCCATTCAGCTCGGTCGCGGTGAAACGCGTCTCGATGACCTGTTTGATGGGATAGCTGTCAGGTGTTCCCGGCGTCACGGTCCCGGTGGATGGATCGTACTCGGAATCCGCGTATCGCAGGAGTTCGCAGTCCTGCTCAGCGAGGTCTCCGATGGTCTTGAACCCGACGCCGATGAGATCGGAAACGAGGCTGCGCATCAGGACCTCCTGATCTTGGCGAAGGACGGCTTGTCCGTCTGGGTCTGTCCGTACTGGCGGAGCAGGCGCTGGACCGTGGCAGGAAGGCTGTTGATCTGTCCGTCCGTGAACTTCAGGCGGATGACGTCCACCTCGATCTCTTCGAGTCCTTGTGTGGCGTTCGGGTCACGAGATGGGCCGGATGCAAGCGTGCGTGCCAGTTCAATCGTGGCCTGCCGGACGGCTGTCGGAATCTCATCGACCTCGACAGGTGTTCCGTCCGGATGTTTGAGACAGGAGCGAGGAAAGGACAGCGCGCTTTCATCTGCCGTCTTCTCTCCCTTGAACACGACCTTCTGGTCGATCTCGCGGGTTGCCATGGCCAGAAGCTTCTCCTTGACGGAGTCATCCAGCGCAGGCCATGTCTGCTCGTGAATATCGATCTCCAGATAGGTGTCCGCCTCCTCTACGGAAACGTAGCTGTTGGAGTCCGAAAATCCGGTCCCGTCTTCGACTTTAAACGTGAATGCCATCTGCTGTTTTCTCGAATGCCATTACCCACTCGCGGGCGTGATGTGATCTCTCCACATCGGCGGAGGAGAAGGTTACGATTTCGGCGTCAAGGTCGAACCTCGTCACCATGTTGACGACCGTCATCAGGCCGCTGTCCGGGATATCGGACTGATAGGGATCGCCGTTGATCAGGTACTGGCACTCTTCGCCCTGCCGGGTCAGGAGTAGCTTGAAGTCTTCGAGGCATAGGTTCTGCGCCTCATCGACGATCACGATGGCGTCCTTGAAAGTGCGGCCTCGCATGAACGCAAACGGGACGACCTCTATGGTCTTGTCCCGCATATGCTTGTCTACCTCTGCCTTGCCGACCTCTTCGATCATGGCTTCGACGAGTGGCACCATCCATGGCTTCATCTTGGATTCCTCTCCACCTGGAAGGAACCCCATCTGATGCCGTCTGGGCGTGATCGTGGCGCGGGCAATATAAATCTTGCCGACATCGCCGTCCTTCAGCTTTCGAGCTGCCCGGCGAGCTGCGAGATATGTCTTTCCGACCCCTGCGGGTCCGACGCCGAAGACCTGGGTCGAGGTCTCCATGGCATCGAGATAATCCTGCTGGCTTTCTGTCCGGGCCTTTACGGGCTTCGGTGTTCTTGCCAGCTGCTTGGTCTTCTTGGCTTCCTTACGGGCTTTGCGGTTTTCGGCTTTCGTCGAAACGCCTTCTTCAAAGAACTCCGTACTCAATTCCCACCTGTCAGGTGGTCATCACCTTTCAGGATTACGCGGTGTTGCTCGCAACCAACTTCACAGTGCATGGATCGTTTCTTTTGGCCTCTCTGAGTGCGCCTGCCTTGAGCATAAGCTCCGACAGGGCGATGGTGAAATCTTCAACCTCTTCGAGCGTCGTCAGGCTGTGAGCCTGAATCGCCACCTCTGCTGCCCCGATCATCAGACGTTCTTCGAGATCGGCTGCTCTATTGGTGTTAGGCATTTTCTATTCCTCATCTTCCCAATTACCTCGGATCAGGTTTCACCTAAAAGGAGGAAAATGCAAAGGACAAGAATATTCCTTTTGTGTGCTAGTTAACCGCCCCACACACACGTGGTTAAGAAGGCGAAAACACCTAATGCCGCAATTCCAACGAATGCGCTAACCTTTTGGAAACCACTGGCCGACTTCTCATCTTTGCTGTCCGCTTCCGCTTCCATTTTGCTCTCCATTTTGTCAACGCGTTCTTTGAGTTCTGTCTGAGCTTTCTCAAGGTCCTTGAGAGACTCGCTGATATGCTCCACAGCTTCGGCCCCTTCTCGGAAGGGAGCCAGATGCTCGAACGCCTCCTGGATGGCGGCGTCCATTGCGTTCAGTGTGTTTTGAATGACCTTTGCAAATGCAGCGAATTCGGTGCGGGAGATGTACGTGTTGCCTTGGTCAGTTCCTTTCGTCATTGGGGGCTCGCATCACCCAACGCATGTCGGGCTTGATTAGAATTTCAGCTCCGACTTCGCCTGGCGACAGGCTGTCTTTTCGGGGCATATCTGCCACGACGAAACCCCCGGTCGCGCCCATGTCTTTGAGGGGAAGCTCTCCTTCCCGTGTAAATTCGATCTCCAGCGGCCATTCGATCTGGAATAGCGTCCGCTGTTCTCCTGTCTCAGGATTTGTGATCTCCTTGATGCAGAAGATCGGCTCGCCTTCGTGGACGACATTGATCTCCCGTCCGGAATACTCGATGGCGGTCAGCTCATTGGAAAACTCTGCATCGGCCTCGTACCTGTCAGAGGAAATGCCATACCGATCCGCGTAGGCCCGGTTGGTTCTCACGACGAAGCCGGAAGAGACCTTGATCCACGCTGGCATCGGCAAGCGCTCGAAGAAGGCAAACAGATGTGAGTCCGCGCCCCCTCGTGTCTGATACGAGTCGGCGAGATCATTCATCTCTTTAAGGAGTACACGCAGGCGTGGCTCCTGAACTGGACTGGATGTCATGTGCAAAGCCGCTGAGCGGCGGTGATACCGAGAAAGATATCAGAGAACAAATTTGATATCGTCTAAGCTACCATATTCCATCCCGTTTGTCAAATACTATGCGGCTTCGGACGCATGAGCATAAACCGGGACTATTTCGATGATTGCCCATGTCTGTTTGCCTTCCGGACGGATCAATCTGCAGTGGGCGACATATCCCTTTCCACCTCTCTCGAAAAAGTGTGCGCTCTCCGGATCAAGGTAGTGAAAGATGTTTCGGAGAGGTTCTATGTCAAGCTTGCGTTGCTCCTTGTCCAGGCCGCTCAGGATCAGGCCTTCATCCGTGATCATGAGCTTCCGGACTCCCATGGAGAAGGCCTTGATGTTCAGCTCGTGATCGACCGCAAATTCGATCCCCGGATTGTTCTTGATCCTGCCGACTAGTCTGGCCTGCTCCATTACCGCTGGATAGCTGTAGTTCGGCATGATCTGCATCATCTGCTCTTCATGGGCCGGAGTGGGTGTGGCCTCCCCTCTGAGCCAGCGCTGTGCTGTCTTCTCCTCGACCTCCATCAGCACCGATAATTGGGAGGCAGTCAGATCGAGGTCACGGCAGATGCGTCGGGACAGTCCGCATCTCAAGGTGCGGTGATCGCCTGACAGGGGTCTGATCTTTCTCGGCTTCCGATTGATCATCTAGTAGGCATCCTGAATGATCTCCTTCAATTCGGTGTGTCGGTCGTCCACTGTGAACGTGTATGTTATTCCCTGACGGCCCTCTATTTCGAGTCCTATCGGGACGATCCTCATCGAATAGACGAGGCCGCGATAGCGGATGCCGTGGAGGAAGGCCTGACTGCACTGGCCGGAGAACATGCCCCGGCGCAGGAAATTCCAGAAGAAAGTCTCGATCTCCGGCAGCGGATTGATGTCACGCATGTTCCGCCCGATACAGTCATCAGGCGTGAGATCGAAGGAAGCTGCGGCGCTCCGGGACATGGCACGGACTGTCAGGTTCGTGTCCAGATACGCGCTATTCAAAGGCGATCCGTTTGTGGCGCGTATTACTGCCTGCCTGTTGGCTCGCTCCAGGATCGGCATGATGAGGTCGAGAACCCTCTGCCGTTGCCTTTCCGGTATTCCATTCTTCTCCCATTTTGACAGCACCGATTGAGTACAACCAAGACGCGCGCAAGTCTCCCCTTGTGTTAACCTCGCTTCATGGCGGTACAGGCTTAATAGCGAGCCCGTTTGCATTTAATCTCCTTAAAGGATTCTTGTTTGTCAGTTCTTTTTCTTACTTGGTCCTACTGAATTGCTGCGATGGATGCAACTATATTCTTACATGCAAAAAGCCCCACCATGTTGGGTGGGGCTTTCAATATAGTTAAATGTTGGACCTAACTATCAGATTCTGTTTGGAAATCCTGTTCAATTTCATTGAAAGTTTCCGCAGGTTGATCGGCAGTGGAAGACCTTTTCGAAGACTTCTTGGTCTTCTTTTGCTCTTCCTGGTCCTCGGCTTTTGGAGGATCGACGAGTTCCGGTCTGGATCGCGTCCACCCTTTCTGGAGAACAAGGTAGGGGATGCGGGAGGCAGGAACCTCGAACATCTCCCCTTCGGGAGAATAGACTTTTTCGTGAAAGGCCATGGATGCTCTTACTCGGAAGCCTTCTTCTCAGCGGCAGCGATCTTCTTCGCCAGGCTGTTCTCGGTCGCGTTGCCTGTGACCTTGATGCCGAGTGATTCAGCCTTTGCCTTCAGCGCGTCGAATTCGCTCGCTGTGCTTTCGGAATCGGCGTCATCCTCCTCGTCGTCGTCTTCATCCTCGTTGTCGTCTTCATTGACCTTGTCAGCGAGGGGATCGACATTCTTCTCCTTCGGGATCGGCGCGGGATCGACCGGGGAGAGGACTTTGCCGGGCTGCCAAGTGTATCCGCAATGCCGCGTCAGATCGACTGCGTTCGCGCGGAGGTGCTTCTCAGGCTTGCCCTCTGGGTTGTAAATGGTGACTGTTCTTTGTGCCATGTCGGTTGTCTCTTGTTCGTCGGGGAGATGGTTGGAGGGAAAGAGGCCGGGGAACTCTAGGCTCCCCGGCTTCTGGACAGTGGCAGGGTGGGTTTCCCTGCTACGTGCTTAGACGAGCCAAGCAGCGTATTTCAGGGCCGGAGCGGTGCCGCCCACATCAGCAGCAATGCGCAGGGCGTTGCCGTCAGCGTCGGCTGCAGTGATCTGCTTGTCCGTCAGTTTGCGGGTGTATTCACCAGCGCCCGTGACAGTGACAGATTCGACGACCGTGCCGTCTTCAGCCTCGATGTTCAGGACATAGGTCTCGTCAGCGGTTGGCGTCGGAGCGTCGTCAACAACGATAACAACCGTGTATTCCTCAGCGCCGAGTGCGTCCTTGTAGCCGCCATTGTGTTTTACGAGACGGTCGAGAGCGACGTCAGCAGAGTCAGCGTCAGCTTCAACAGCAGTTGCCATGTCGGCAATAGTGCGGAAGGCCGTTGCTTCGTCATAAATGTAGCGAAGTGTGGAGTTCATTTCAGATATCCTCTGGGATTGGAAAGAAGTTGAGGGGAGGAGTTACCCTCCCCTACGTGGCCTTCAGTTAGCTGACGACGTCAGCGTTCTTGATGCCCCACACGCGAGCCGCACAGCGACCGTGTTGAGCGGCGAAGGAGACGAGCCATTCGAGGCGGGTCCGGTAAACCGGCTTCGCATCGATCTCACCCAGGTCTTCGACATCAAGGATGCCGTTCTGGAGACCCGTGATCATGTTCGGTCCGAAGGACACAACGTAGATCGACGTACCGACAGCGGCACCGCCGTTCGGGTTGGCTTCGTTGAAGCCGATGATCTCGTTGCTTTCATTGTCACGGTCGGTGACAAGGATCGGCAGATCATTGTAGTAAGCGATGCGCTTGCCGAATTCATCGAGACCCCACACGATGTCACCGCCGATGTTCTTGCGGGCAGCCGTGTTCAGCTTGTTCCGCATTTTCTTCGACATGATGAGGTGCGTTGGGTTGTCCACCTGGTCGATAGCATCGTCCAGAAGTTCGATGGACAGAGCGTCACCACCAGATGTGTTACCGGCTGCGATGAGCTGGTCGCCGACGATACGCTTGCGCAGGCCGTCGAACTCAAGTGGGTTGGCTTCGCTGTCACCGTTGATGATCTTGCCCGTGATCGACAGAGCGATGGACTTGATCTTCAGGGTTTCGTGCGTGGTGCGGACGCGTTCGCCGCGAGTCTTGATGAGTGCCTTATCGACATCCATGTCACCGCCGACGATGCGCAGGCGCTCCGTGGAGTTGTTGATGATGCCAGTGGACTCGTCGTAGCCTTGGTTATAGCCACGGAATGCAACGCCAGGCAGTTCGCCTTCGGTCGAATAGGAGAAAGAGTCTCCTGGAATGTCTTCAAACGGCATCACGCGCAGCAGGTCGGACGAAGATGCGAACATCTCGATTACGGCCTCGCGCTTGGTGTCGCCCTCGACGAGCTTTTTGGCTTCAAGAAGGGTCAGCATTATAGTGTTCCTCGTATCGGAATGTTGAGTGCTTTCGAGTTTCAGGGACGGTCTTGTATTGAGGCCCCCGGCCTCGGTTTGGCACTCCGCACCGTCCGGTTACGGATCACCTGAATTCGGCGACAATCGAAAAAGGGGAGATCAGGCCTGTAAGGACCCGACCTCCCCCGGAGACCGATTGTCGTTTTCTTGTTGACCGGCGCGCTTAGCGGCGCGGCTTGGTCGAACCTTTGTTCGCAAGAGCCAGCTTTTCGGTGGCTGACATCTTGTCGTAGGCTTCTTTCGTGAAGCCGAAATACTTCTTGGAAGGATCGCCTTCACCACCGCCGCCACCTGACGGCTTGGCAAGGATGGTCTTCGTTGACACAAGGTCAGAGACCCATTCCTTCATCGACATCGGCGTTGCGCCATCCGATCCGTACAGGACCGAGTCGCCTTTGCGTGGGATCAGCTGGTCGTCTTCGTCGAAGGAGAAGACCTTCTGGGCATCGGACAGGATATAATCCACAGCTTCCGGGTTTGCGCCTGTCTCCGGGTCCATGGCTGCTTCGATGACAGCCTGTTTCAGGATCAGGTTCTTGAACTTGCCTTCAGCGGCCTGAGCGCGCTCTTCGGCTTTCGTCTTGGCTCCCAGGGCAGCTGTCTTCTGGTCTTCCAGTTCGCGCTTCATCCGCTCGGTGCGTTTGGCCACTTCAGCCTCGATGTCACCATTCTCTGACAATTCACCGTCAGCGACCCGCTGGGCCATTGCTTGAAGGTCTGTCAGCTGTGTGCGGAATTCATCGAAGTCCGTCCCTTCGGGGACAATTTCCTTGAGCTTCTTCAGCTCATCGACCGCTGCGTCGCGTTCCTTGGACACGCTGATATTCGTGTCACGGAACTCGTCCAGCTTGGTCTTTGGGACCACGTTGAGTTCGAAACCACCGGCTTCGCTTTCCTTTACGAGGTCACGCAGCTCTTCAGGCCACGCGTCTCGCGTTTCGAGTTTGATAATGGGCATGTTCTCTCCGAGATTCGCCGTAGTGTCGGGATTTGGATTTGTGGGGATTGAGTTCTGACGCTCCGCGTCCTGTTCTCAATTTGTGGGCTCGTTATACATTAAAAGCTCCCGAATGTCAAGTATTTTACAAGCATTGGCAGAACTTACCGGGCTGTTTACTTGCTTTTGGGCGGCTTCTTCTTTGACGACTTCTTTATCCGTCGTTTCGGCGGGCTGCGGCGTTGATTGAGCAGATCATCGTCGTCAAGGAGCCCGTAGATCGGGGACTCCTCGGTCAGTTCGTCGATACGGCGGGAAAAATCGTCTTTCATTACTCCGTCTGGGGAGGGCTTCCCTGCTCAGGGTTCTGGGGTGGATTCTCTGCTTGCTGCTTCAGGGCGTCCTTGCGCGCCTGTTCGTCAGCTTCACGATCCTTGTCGTTGTTGTCTTGTGTGACCTTGGCTTGTGCGTTCGGGAATCCGGATACGCGGGCCTGGAAGTCTGGCTGGTTCGGGAAGCTCTCCTGATCGTCGAGGAAGTCCTTGAATTCTTCGAGCGTGATGGAGGTCGGAACGACTTCGGCTTTCACGAGATAGTCGTAGACGACTTCAATCGGGATGATGCCATCGACATACATTGCCTGGATCGCACGGAACTCGCGGGCTCCTACATTCATCAGGAGGAAGTCCCGGTTCAAATGCATGCTGATCTTCTCGTCCGGATAGGCTGTACCGGCATTCCACATCACCCACAGACGCAGGAGACGGGACATCGATCGGTCTACGACATTGGCGATGTTCAGTAGGAGGGAGGCTTCGTTGCCTTCCTTGAGTTTCAGCTCATTATCTGACAGGGAGGCTCCCTTCGATGAGGTCAGGAGACGTCCGCCAAGGGACTCGATCTGCTTTTCCTTCTCGACCAGGGAGTTCTCAAGCGATCCGAGGCCGTGGCCGTGGAATTCAATCACACCGGGCTTCTCGTCCGTGGGACCCACCTGCCAGACCACATTCGGTCCGATGACGTATTCGTTATTGTCCCCAGCAGTCGGGGCGTAATAGATCGGCAGGGCTGTGTGATAGCGTCCGTGCTGGAGCTGGGCGTAATCCTTGTAGTGGGCGAGGTTCAGCGTGACGATGTCGCGGAGAGGCGGCTTTTCGACCTCTGGTCCGCCTTCGAAGGGTCCGAAGAACTCGAATGGGATACGGTCGAACGTGCGGCCACGGTTCATCGGCGTGACGACGGTCGGCTCGTCTTCCAGTGTGGCATCGCCATCTTCCTTCCAGAACTTGTACTGGCGGTAGACAAACTTGCCGTTGGCCCCCTCCTCCAGTGTAAGGAGGCGGTAGCTTGTATAGATTTGCGAGCTGAAGAGCTGGGTGACTGTGGAGCGATCCTGACGGAGTTCACGCAGGAGGACCATGGTTGGAACCTTGCGGCCCTTGATCTTCTCGACATGCCAGTCGAGGATGTCTTCCGACAGGTAGATGGTCACATAGGGGGAATCCTTGCCATCCGATGTGCGATCCAGAAGTGCTCCTGCTCTGCCGACTTCGAGGATTTCTCCCGTGATCTTCTTCGCAGCATAGGTCGGAGAATTGTCATCATCCGTGAACTTCTCTTCCAGAAGCTTCTTGATGGTCTGGTTGACGCCTTCGAGGGCCGGGTCCTTGCGGAAGATGCTGCCGAGCAGGCCTTCCTTGGTCCGGGCTGTCATGTTGACGAAAACAGCGCGCGACAGGAAGTCTGCATAGTCTTCTTCGTCGGCAGCGGCCATTTTCGGCAGATACTCCTGCCCGCGCTCCTTGATCGCATCTTCTCCGTGAATACAGTCACGGTTCGACTTCCAGATTTCCTTGTACGCAGCGTATTGCGGGTGTCCGTTGATAGGGTCCCGTGCGACGTCATGAATTCTACGATACTTGGTGCGTGTGGCTGGCATCCTTTCCTGCTCTTGATTGGTATTCCCGATGGGATTTGAACCCATGTTGCCGACGTGAAAGGCCGGTGTCCTGGACCACTAGACGACGGGAACTGGTCTGTGTGGCAGGATTTGAACCTACGACCCCCTGCTTCCAAGGCAGGTGCTCTACGCAGACTGAGCTACACACAGAAAAAGAGACACAACGCTTAGGCGCGTGTGCCTTCATGTTCAGGTGGGGTGCTCGGTCGGAAGTTCATGAAATCGATCTCGTCAGCCCGGACCGGCTTACACGGTCTGTGCCTGAAGGGCAGCGGGCTATCCGGGTTGTTTTGAAGAAGTCTATACCTTAGACTTCACAGCGCCGATCTTGCCAGACTTGCACTGGCTGCAGGGTTTCCGAGAAATACGCCTCTGGAAGATCGAAGGAGGTCTCACTACGGATATGGTGATGGTATGGGACCGTTGTGAAGTCTGGATACTTGCACATAAGATCGAGAATGTCAAGTTTTCCCATCATATTGGCAGAGCAGATTTCGGTTTATCGCATGCGGTAAAATTTCCCCGATAATCTGTGATCTGATATACGTGTTTACCGAATAGGGTAATGTGAGTATTTGTTCACTTTGCTCAAAATTTTGTGCGTACAAGGCTCGCACCGGATGCGGCGTGTCCCAGGATGGCACAGGGGGGTCTTTGGGTCCCCTGTCCCAAACCAGGGCAGCAGGCTGTGTTGCCATGGCACAAAGAAAGCCCGCCACAAAGGGCGGGCTTACTCATTGGTATGACTCGGTATGGCTAGAACATATCAGGCGTTGCATCGCATCGCACGGGCAAGCCGTCGCCTATGCGCTCCCATGCTCCGCGGGCTTCACGCATGGTCTCGGCGTCATGCTCGCAAGCCGCCCTGTAAACATCCGAGTCCGGATTATCTGCTACCCATTTCAGGGCAGGTGACTCGGCTATATCGCCTTCGAAGTCGATCAGGTCGTCCGCGACCCATTGCGCCAGATTCTCGCCCTGTATCTCGCATAAGGTAGAGTCGCCCATCTGTATGTGCTGATAAAAAGCCGTGTTTTCCTCATACAGCAGCGACTCCGTCACCTCGCTTGTGAGCTGGTCGGCGCTTGTCCAGCGGTCTGCCTGCTGCAAGGCAAACAGGAACAACGTAGACAGATTATTGTGATCGAAATCATCTACTGAGTCAGGCCAGCGTTCATCCGTGTTCGGATAGTGTGAGTGAAACCCGTCGCGGGAACTATGCCGCTCACTGATCATTGTCTCCCATGCTTCGCGGCTGTGTTCATTGCGGGCAAGTGCCAGCATTGCCGCGAAAGCTTTTGCACTGCCATATACAAAGAGTCGATCAGTCTCGAAATTGTAATAGCGCGGGCTTGTCATGGTCTCAACGCTCATTGAGTCCGCCAATGCATACAGGGCAAGGCAAAACTTTTCATCCTGCCCCATGCCCTCGACATCGTCCGCGCAGCGCGCAGGGTCAAGGGTTTCTGCTTTGATACACTCGGCGAGGGCGTCGAGCCATTGCACATTCACGGCTTCCCTGTAAGCGGCAAAATCGGCGCTATAGTAGGAGTCACAAATCTGCATTTCAGTCGCCCGCACTTTGTCCGGATACTGTAGATTCGAGTCGGACTCGTTGGCGTAATATTCGGAGTCGCGTTCAATCTCATAATCCAATTGCTGATCGAGAACAGAACAATACCATCCGGGGAAAAGCGGCATTACAAAAACAGTCTTTTCCATGATCAGACTCCCGCAATGCCAAGGCAAGCGCCGAGAAGAACACCGCACGCGACGATAATTCCAGCAACCGGCATGATATTCATCTTAGGCGACTCGAACGTCACATTGGGACGTGGAGTCGGCTTGATTGGGCTCGCATGTTCGCCAGACCAGTCTTTTCCAATTTTATAATCTTGAGTGTTCATATCGCTTTCCTTTCTTAGCTGCGATGAGTCTTTAATGACACAAGCCGAAAGGGAAAGCAAGCTTTTTCTTGCTTTTTATGTTGGTTTTTCTTGTCTTTTGTTTCCAGGGAAGGTCCAGGCGATTGCCAGGCGTTTCCAGGGAAGGTCCAGGCGAGCCCGTGGGAGCGTGGCAGGCTGCAGGCGAGCCCGTGGGAGCGTGGCAGGCTGCAGGCGAGCCCGTGGGAGCGTGGCAGGCTGCAGGCGAGCCCGTGGGAGCATGGCAGGCTGCAGGCGAGCCCGTGGGAGCGTGGCAGGCTTGCATAGCGCGCATAAAA